CTGTGGCCGTTGTGCTGATTTGAGACTGCTTTCTCTGTTCAGCCATTGAGCGATTAGCCATTTCGCGTTGGTTCTCCATGGAGGCCACGTCCCGCATTCCTGCCATGGCCTGTTGCTTATATGAGTTGCCTAATCCAGTTATCATATCAAACACCCCTGCTGGTCAAGCCGCCAGCCAAAAGTAATTTATCTCGTTCGTTCATCATCTGCCTATTGACATTCTGGCTATCCACCATCGAAGCCGATTTAGTCAACTGAGCCGCCCTCGCATCACCAGCGCTGTCCATGGTCTGCCCGTACCTCGAAAGACCGCGTTTTGCCACTTCCTGCGCTGTATCGGCTGAGGTTGCGGCAAACTGTGTTGATGCAGCCATGCGTGACTCTTTGTCTTGCGGATTGTCGTAGGCCGCTATGAGTTGATCTTCGAGGGGGATGAACCTGGTACGGTAATCGAGCCATTGTTCTTTTGAGATACCCGCTAATGTGTCAGATGCGTATCCGATTGTCTACCCCCCCAACCTTCCGGTTATGTTCATTATTGTTCACCGTTTGCCTGAAGCTGACTTACTGGCAGCAAGTTTGATTTTTTCCTGTTGGACCAGCCAGCAAGACCAGCACCTGCCAAGCTCATTCCAGATGATACCCAAGACTGAGTAGTGTCATTCTTATTCTTCCGGTCAGAGATAGCTTTCCCCGTAGCGTCATAAGCCAGCGTAGTCATATCTCTCGTAGCTTCAGCCGCCTGTCCTCTACCCATCGAGATAGCCTGTTGCAATCCTTGATAGGTTTGATCGTCCACCGCCTGCCCTGCGATAGCCTGAGCCTTGCCGGTATCTGCGCCCCTGTCCCTTGAAAGTCCAGACATTGCCGCTTTATATGCTCCTGAACTCGGGTCCATGCCTGCCGAGAATTGTTGTTGCTGTTCTGCTCCGGCTTGTTTGTCGTATTCATCCGAAACACCGGAAGCAACCTGACCAGCCATTAACTCCTGATCACCGGCATCAGTCTTTATATTGGAAATCCACTCGTCTTCGAACGGCTTGAACCTTGTCTGGTACTGGTTCCACTGTTCTTTTGAGATGGTGGCTATTTCTCTTTCCTGGGCGGTTTCTTTTACTTCGTTGTCGCTGCCCTTTAGCTCACAAACAGCACCATCATATTCAAACGATTCTTCATGAATCACATTGCCGTTCATATCCATCAGCAGTTCGGTATATATTTTCATAAAGTCCTCATGAAATAATGAAGGTCGTTTAACATGGTGATCCTGTATTTTTCTCGATATTTAAAAAGCTGATTGAAAGTCTTGGTGTTCCACTTTTCCACATGGAAGACATATTTTTTAATTCCAATCGACTTCAGTTTGTTGTCCATTGCCGTCAGGAGCCGGTAATACAATCGCGAGCCTTGCAGGTCTTTTCTGATTGCCAAATAATCGACATACGCCTTAGAAGATTCCCCGGCCAAGGCAAAGATAACCCCGCATATCTCCCCATCGTCGGCCACAATGCACGGACCTCTTAGCTCGCTTCTATCGGTAGGCGGGTCAACGTCGTTGTTTTTCAGTAGCCTGACAACCTGTTCAAAGTCTTTATCTTGGTATTCTCGTAGCATAAAAAAAGGCCCAAGTCTTTTCAGAGTTGGGCCGTGGAATTACCTAAAAGGGTTCGTTGGTTATATGATTGTACTACTAAAGCGCATCTTTTGCTAACCAATAATTATCCCATATTCCCTTAACATGCAGGGCGAGACTTCCGGCAAAAGGGAGCAGTTCGGAATAATTCGGATACCAAAAGGTGTTGTCAATTTTTCTTATCTTGACCGTATCTTCCGGATTTAAAAGACCGAGGGAGTATTCCATGAAATAGGTTTTAATCGCCTCCTGAAAAACAGGGTCACATGGATACATCTCTCCGAGATATTCAAAGCCAGCCTCCAGCGCATCGTCACGGTATTTGACTATCTCGGTTTTGATCTTCTCTCTGCGCTTGCTGGTGTCTATCTTAATCATACCGCTGTGACCGTGTATTCCTTGGTTATATATGGGAAGCACTCAATCTTGATTATATATGTTCCTGGCAGGTCGACTGTAAATGTCAGTTCGCCCATGCTGGTTTCTTCAGCTTGTTCGTCAATAATGATTATCGCCGGGGCTGGAATGTTGGTTATGGTTATGGTGTCTGTGCCGTCGGCGGAAATGGTTTTTTTACTGAAAACGCATGACATGTTTGGCCTGCGGATAAACCTTCCAGAATAAAAACGCCAATTATTGATTGCAGCAGAAAGATCGCGACTTACTTCGTTGAAAAAGAGCTCGTTAACCTCTATACCATCAACTAAAAAAGATTCCTCTTCTGCAAAAATTTTCTGATAACCTTCAATTTGACCGTTGGCTTTTATCTGGATCTTATATATAGGCATAATATATTGTACCGTTTGAACCGCCTATCTCCTTGAGAGTGAAACTATTAACCGTCTGTGCGCTAATTTTTACATTGAAAGAATCGGTAGCGTTGTTAAATAGTGTTATTATTACAGTTCTTCCAAGATTATGTGTTATAGTGACCGATTGACCAAAGCCTATCGCCAATGCTCCGGATGCAACAACGTCCAGCCTGTTCCCATTTATTCTAGCTAATCCCCATATCTCAGCAACCGTTATCGTCTCGGCGAATATATTCGCAGCTCTGACTATTTTCCCAGCGAGGGTACCAGCGAAAGTAGCATTACCACCTGAGATAGTAAAGCCGGGAGCGAACAACTGACCAGCGGCAGTTAACTGAAAATACTGTCCGGTGTTCGGGTTTCCAAGTAGTAAACCAGCAGGGCTTAAATGTGCGCCAGTGCCGGAAGCAGGCCACGCATAACCAGTAAACGAGCCGAAGTTAATTTGTCCAGAAATAATCGTCCCTAAGTTAGCCGAAACAGCAGAAAGCGCACTGGCAACAATCTTATCCGCAGCCAGACTCTTTATCATGGCATTGGTAATCGTCGCGTCACCGATCATCAACGTTTTGATTACCGTGGTTATAATGCCATTGACATAGCCTAGTTCAAATGGCGGCACTAAAGGGACAACCGCTTCACATCGCCAAGTGATTGTTCCATCGGTTACGGTCTGGCCGATAGTCGTAGGCCAATTCGGTTCAACTGTTCCGCTGGTTCCTGCAACGGTAACTTTGTAAGCATAACCGTTCGGCGTTCGCGGATAGCCGATAAAATTAAGCGCTCTTGATATTCCGGCTTTCCATTTTGAGTCAAGGAGTAATTGCAGGACGTATTCAGGCTCGTCGGCAGTTCTCGCCTTTGTTCCGTGGGTGGAGTTAAACGCTCCGGGTCCTGCGTCGTTTACGTGTCTCGCCCAATAATAATAATCCTGAGCCAGTGACGAATCGGGTGGAGTATCGCCGTAGATTGATGCTGTGGTTGAGCCGATGTAAACCGCTATACCTAAATTATCGACTTCTGCGCGCCATATCTCGGTATAGCCTACGTGGTTGCCGGGATCATATTGCAGTATTATTGTGTTAAATGCGCCTTGAGCAACAAAGCCTGTGACAATCCCCGGTAGCGTTCCAGGTGTATCTCCTGCCGCATCACCACTACCGCCGACCACAGTGCCGTTTGATGGATACCCATTCCGTTCCATGAAGACAGACCACATCTTAATTGCATTAAAAGCCCTCTGTATTTCTGTAGGCGTGGCTTTATTGCTGATTACCGGGATGTTGAGCGCTGTCATCGAAGCGACTCCATACTAGACACGCAAGCTGCGAATTTAACCGTAAACCTGGAAATCAGCTCTATCTCGAAATCCTTTGCTCGATATCCACCAGTTACTCTAAACGGCTCCCACGAAGTCACCGTCTGCACATGTCGCAACACCTTGTCGGCATACAGCCGGAAAGTTACAGGGTAATTATCGGCAATAACTTGTGCCACTGTAGGCGCAGTAGTCGGCACAGGCAGGGATTCTATCCTTGATTTCCAGTAAAGAGATAAAGCCTCGCCGGTATCCCAGGACACAATATCGCTCCCCACCATAAGATAGAGAGTGTCAGTTATCGGATCAGAATAAGCTGCAGTCGGTGAAGGATTGTCATTCTCCCAATCAGTAGAGCCTTCCCAGTCTTCATTGCCGTAAAAAGTAGGACCGTTAAAAACACCGACTCCTATGGTCTTAACGTCAGAACCTTTAAAATCGATAAAGATTCCCTCACCACCGACAAAGCCGTAATAGCAGCCGTCATGGAAGGCGGAGATTATGTTTTCCGGATGGAGAGCCTGCCATTGTTCGCGGGTGTACAAGTCCTCTGTCAGATTTTTAGCTATTCCAGGGCCGATTAAAATAAGTCCGTCAGGAGATGGATAGGCGGTAGCCCCACCCATATCGACTATTCCTCGTTTACTGACACACGCCTGGTTTATTTCAATCCGCTCCTTGGTCATAAATTCCGGATTAGTACCGGTGATGACGAAAGGGGTTGATTCTGTAACAACGAGAACAGAGTTGCCGAATACGCCTAAGCCTATCGGCTGATCTTCAATCGGGACCCGATACCCTTCCGGCCAAGCATGAGGCAGATAGGTTTCCGAAAAACAAATGTCTTTCCCACTTATCCCAACCATAAACCCTGATGGATGCAGGATCAGACTATGCATATTAGACGGCGGCGGGTCCCAAAAAGTAGATGGAAGTTGTTCAGACTGTCCGACTATTGAGGTGGGTCGTGAATCCACGTAAGATGAAGTATTAATTGTGACAGTAGCCACAAAGCGGTAATCCGTGCCTGTCGTTCCGGTAGTCGTGCGATAGATTCTTTTGTGAGTGATATTGTACGAACCGGTAGGTGCAGCGGACATGCCGGAAACAGTCACGGTCTGTGTTGGTTCTACGGCAATAATCGCACTCGGTGCGCTGGGCGGTCCCTCTTCACCCCAGGCCGAAACATAGGTATAAACGTAAGACCGTGATTCTTCCTGGGTGGGGTCAGATGAAGCGCCGGATTTTGCCACACTCGGCATATTAAGCGGGGCAGGAATGCCAAGCGTTCGTGAATTAGTCGGATAGCCAGTGCCGCCACCGGCGGTTATCAGGGTAGCATCGGAAACTTTCGGCGCACCTTCGCCGGTCCAGTATAAACGGCCTGAAGTATCACCGGCAATCGGTCCTTTCACCACGTCCACATCTTCCAGCCAGTGCAGCCAGTGCAGGCTGTTGTACAGATAGATGGTTCGCTTAATTCCTGCCTTGGACGGAGTATTGACAAAAGACGGGCCCTTAATCGGTCGCAATGTTCCCATGTCGGTCTTGAGATTCATTGCCAGCTGTCCGTAGGCTTCAGGTAGTAACCGTGGGTCGGCTTTCGGGATGGTTCCTTTAAAGACGTTATACTTCATAAACCCTCGCTCGTCGCAATGGTTTTATATGCAGCCGGTCGAGAGATTGTTGCAGGGTGAACATGAATTTATCGTTAGCCAGCAGGCCGGAAATGCCACCAAACTCAAAAGCTGCACAGGTCGCATCTTCAATAATCCTGTTTAGACCGTGCCATGGTAGATCATCAGTCATGCCGACCTCAACAGGGCAGGAATAATACTGACCTCTCAACTCGCCATCACTTGAATAAGGGAATAATTGAATGGTCAGCCCGGTTATTCGGTAATATTCCGGCGGTCCGATCTTGCCATAAAAATCTCTTGCCCCGCCTTCAGGCAAAGGAAGAAGGGGAACCGCTCTATCCAGAATCAAATAAGGCTGTTCGGCAAAACCCCTGAAGTCGTCAGGTAAAGAAAACGGGTCGGAGTCGGTTAAAAGATCAAGGTCTGCTTTAATCAGATGAGATTTGCGTTCAATCAGTTTGGAGAAGATGACCTCAATAGCCGCATTAAGCGAGTCGAGGAAAGAAACACCGCTCGGCTTCTCAACTGTGTCAATCCTGGCAAGCACCTTTTCAAGCAGTTCGGCTCCGGTCATTCCTTCACTCCCAAAGTGGCAAGAAATTTATTGTAATAAGCGGTTGACTTGGAAACGTCACTATCTTTTTCCTTCAGGAAACTGCGATAAATCGCGTAGTCGACAAGGGACGCTTCGTAAATATCATCAAGCCCTAATTGGTCATTAACCGAAAGAGCATGGGCGGGAGTGGTCGGATAAGTTATTTCAACCGTACCAGCTGAGGAAGGATAGACGTAGAAAATCTTCCGGTTCTCCGGATGCAGCGCAAAGTATTTCGGTTCTCCTGCAGCGTTGTGCCAATCCGGAATCGCTGCGTCAAGAATATCCAGGCGAATCGGCTTGATGGTATTGCCGTTTGAATTACGTACCACTCGGACAAAACCAAGAGCCTCTTCTGGTACGTCCTGCTTTGATCCGGCCACCAATTCAAAAGACTTGAAGGCAACACAGGCATCAGGCTTCAAGATAACAATCTCTTTCTGCCCTTCATTGATCCAGCCTAAAAGCTCGGTTTCAGTCCACAAGGTATGGCCGACATCACTGACCAGTATTCCAACTTTGGCTATAATTTCAGCGGGAGTCATATGAGGCTAAAAACCTTTTTCTTCATGCGATCAAGGCTAAGCCGTGGATCAAGCTCGACCTTGAAATCTTCCAGGCACTCTTTCTGCACTTCTTTTTTGGAAGCCAGCGCTTCGTATTTTTCTTTCAGTGAAACTTTTTCAACCTGCTCGTCGGTCGGCTCATCAATCTCGGTATATTCCCGATACCAAGTGCCACCCATAAAACCATTAAAAAAGGCCACCGCGCCGGGGTTATTCACCTCGCAGACGTAATGGCCGTTCTTGTTACGCACAAAATCATATCTGAAACCGGCATAGTTTACCGAAGTAACACCTTCGCGTTCGATTAAACATTGAATTTTCATGTATTACCTCAAAGGGGCATTGCTGCCCCTGTTATATTATTTCGGTTTGTAGATCAACACGCCTTTAAGGGTACCGGCTGCCTCAGTTGTGGCACCTGTAACAACCTTCACACCGATTACACGGTCGGCATTACTTGCGGCCAGTTGCAGGCCAAGGACGACATCTGCTCTTGCCACTCCACCTGCTTGTGCTACGGTAGAGGCAGTAATGAAATCGGTGTTTGCCACAAGGTCGTCCATTGCGGCGTTAAGCACACCTACAGTCAGGGTAATAGCCGTCGCTTCGTCAAGGTCGTCAGCCTGAAGAATAAAGTCCACCGGCTCATGCTCGGCAGGAAGGTGGCACAATGCCACGATATCGTTTGCGGCCAGGGTGGCGGGAACTTCGTAAACCCCGGTAGCGGCTACAACCTGTCCGGCCTGAGCACAGGTGATCGGCGTTTTCAAAACGCTTGCTGCTTTAAAAGTTGCCATGTTATTCTCCTTAAATTACAGCGGCTGCGGTGTCGATTGCCATAACACCAAAGTCGATACCGTTGTAAGTAACTTTCTTGAATCCAAAAATACAGTTGGACGAGATAATTACCTGATTGCCATTGTCGCGAGTTTCTTCTGTCCAGTCATAGCGCAAGCCGGTACCGGGAGAACCGTAGGCCAGTGCGCCAGCCTGGTTGCCAAGGAACAGCGCTCTGGCCGCCGGAACGTTTGAACCGGAACCATAGTCAGAAAAACGGATAACCGCTTCATGCTCATGGAGGACTACGTTGTTATGCATACCAAGACCGCCCTTGAAAATGGGTGACGCTTTACCCAGAGCGGTAGCTGCTGATTTCTGAATATCCAGCCATGCCCCGGTGCCGGTGGCGGTTCGCAGGTCTTGAGCTTGCTTGATGGACATTACGGTGACATAATGCTTTTCGCCGTCGATGGTGATAGGCTTGATCTTCGGCACTTTTTGAGTACCGCCGCCCATCATCTTCGCTTTGGCCAATGCCCCGTCAATCTCAGGCAGGGTCATGATATCGGTAGTGGCTAATGTCGCTTTTGCTTTACCTCCGGCTACGTGGAGATGACTTGCGTCAGGTGCGGAAATAGCGTTGTTTGCCCGTCCGGTATATGACGTAGGATAAATGAAATCACTATTGATACCGCGTGCGCCTGACAAATAGATGAAAATCAACTCGTCAAACATCCGGCTCCACCATTCAGACATACGACGCTTGCCCACATCACGCAGTTTATGAAGTGTGCGCTTACGGGTCATACGACCGCCCGCATTAACGCCACAACGGGCCTGGTCAATGTAAACCTGATCGGTGAAGAATTTCAGATCCTCTTCGGTCCCTTCTTGAACATCGTCACCCTCAACAGGCTGTTGGGTAAGCTGCATGGAAAGATCGTAAGAAATAGTCTCGCCTGAATCGCTTTCCAACTCGTTTAACTGCATAATCGGAGCGCTTGCGGTTTCACCCACTCCTATAAACTTGCGCTCCCAATACATCTCTCGTGCGACATCAACGGCCAACAGCCCGGAATACTTCTTCACAGCTTTAGCGTCGTTGAGTCCAATGATAGTTCTTGCCATTGTTTACTCTCCGTTATAAAGCTCTCCTGAGCTGTCCTTTGGGCTTTATGCCCTTGATAGGTACAGACCTATCAGCTTCAACCTTCAGCCGTACTTTTCTGCCGGTCTTTTCTTCGATTGTTACTATTATATCACCTATTTCTATTGACTCGCCTACATCCATATCGCGATAGAGCGTGGTCATTATTTGAGATACCTGTCAAGTTGTGCCGGGGTAAGTTTTGCCAGGGCGTTTTCGTAGTCGATCCCGGTCAGGCTATCCAGGGAAACAAACTCGCCACCGTCGTCGTTAGCCTTTGATGCAGGAAGTTCACTGAGCGCCGGTACTTTTGGCCTTGGTGAGTTGGCTTTCTTCGGCTTAACTTCTTCTGCCTTCTTAACCTCTGGCTCGACTTTTCCGTTCAAGGCCTCTTCCATCTTCTTTGCCATGGCAAGAACCTGGTCAAATGTTGCGGCGCTACCTTGTTCAACCACGACCTTGACGCATAAATTCAAATCTGCATATCGTGACTTGTTGTCCAAATAATGTGGATTACCAGCAAGGAAAACATCCTGCGCTGATTCCCATGCGCTTTTTGCATTGGCCGCTTCGGTTGCTTCGACCTCGGCGTTATAAATGGCACGATTGATTTTATCGCGCTGATTAAGCAGGTCGGATAATTCAATCTCACCATCGTCGTACTGTTTTTGCAGGTCGGCAAGCTGCGTGGAAAAAGACTCGGCCAGTTCGTCGGGAAGTTTGACGACTAATTTTTCAATTACTTTTTCTGCCCTTAGCTTCTTTTCGGCTTCCGGCTCTTCTTTTTTTACCGGTTCGTCTTCAGGTTCTTCCGAATCTTCTTCCTGTTCAACTTCAGGCTCTTCGTCTTTTTCAACTTCAGGATCATCATCATCTACGTCGTCGGCATCGTCAATTTCTTCAACCACCGGCTCATCTTCGTCCGGTTCTAAAACTGCCTTACGCTCTTCGTCGCTCAAACCAAGTAAGTCTTCTTCTGTGTAATTATCAGCCATTCCATTTGCTCCGTTTGAAATAAAAAAAGGCCCAAACTAGGATAATTCCTAATCTGGGCCTTTAGGTTGGGCTTGCGCCGCCTATCAGTAACCTATACTTTGTCAAGCTGTTTCAATCCACGCCCTTACTATTGAGCGACCAATGTCAAGCTAAAATTTGTCTAATGTCTTATTTTAGCATATTGTACAAGTAATACAAGGGTATTGTTTGTTAAAACTATACAGCATCCTCAATTATTTGGTCAGCCGCT